CACAACAAGTTGTTGCCAAAAATCAACAATACGAATCCTTGATCCAACGCGGGGAGGGAGCCTTAGTTTCCCAGATCAAAGCCCGTGCATCGTTAGCCGTGGATCAAGCAAAGTCTCTTTACAAAACTGCTTATGAGGCCGGTGATCCAGAACAAATCATCAATGCCCAAGAAAAACTCTTAAACGCTCAGACAGAGTTCCGTGAAGCCGAAAAGCACGAACGAGTGCTTCAGTCTCGTCGCCCTCAGCAAGCAACGCAGGCTGCACCTCAACTTGCTCCACAGAACTATGTCCAGCCGCAGGCTCCACAGCCTAGTAAAAAGGCTTTGGAGTGGACCAAAAACAATCCATGGTTCGGACCTCAAGGTAACCGCTCCATGACTGCTTTGGCTTACGGCATTCATGAGACACTCATCCGTGAAGAGGGCGTTGAACCTGACACCGATGAGTACTATCAGAAGATCGACGCTGCCATGAAACAGCGTTTCCCTGAATACTTTGAGAAGGACGAGGAAACCCAATCGGTCCCTTTACCAACTCAACGCACCCCAGCAACCGTGGTCGCTTCTGCAAATCGTAACAACGGAGCCAAACCACGCAAAATCCAGTTGACTGCTTCACAAGTTTCTCTCGCTAAGAGACTTGGCATCACCCCCGAGCAGTACGCCAAACAACTCATCAAGGAGAGTTCAAATGGCTGATGAGCGCAAAATTCGTATTGACCGTGCAGCCGAATCGCGTCCCAGCGACTCTTGGTTGCCGCAATCCGCACTTCCAATCCCGGAACCATTAGATGGTTGGGTATTCCGTTGGATTCGCACTTCTTCTTTGGGACGTTCGGATAACACCAACGTCTCTCGTCAAATGCGTGAGGGCTGGGAACCTGTTAAGGCAGAAGATCATCCTGAGTTGAAGATCAGGTCTGACATAAATTCTCAGTTCAAAGGCAACGTCGAAGTCGGTGGTTTGCTCTTATGCAAAGCCCCTCTTGAGAAGATGATGCAACGCCAAAAGTATTACCAAGAACTTTCTGACCGCCAGATTGAAGGTGTGGACCGTAGTTATTTACGGGAAAACGATCCGCGTATGCCGCTCCTTAACCCGGAGCGTTCAACGCGCACTAGTTTTGGGCGAGGATAATTCCTTTCTTTTCACTTTTAGAGGTAACTTAAATGGCTTCAGGAACTGACGTTACGGTACCCTATGGGTTCCTGCCGATTAACCTCATCGGCGGTCAAGTATTTGCGGGTTCTACTCGCATGTACCCAATCCAATACGGCTTTGCAACGGACATCTTCTACGGTGATTTCGTCAAAGTTGTTAGAGGTTCAGTGACTCGTGCAACAATCGGTGCCACCACGGCATCGAATGCCATCACGGGTGTTTTCTTTGGTTGCTCCTATACTGATCCGGTCACGAAGACGAAGCGGTTTAGCCAATACTATCCTGCTTCGACTTTGGCTGGTGACGCAGTGGCCTATGTGGTTGACGATCCGGATGCTGTCTTCAAGGCGGCGGTCTGCTCGGCAACGACGGTGATGGCTTCTGGCGCTTACGCGATGGTCGGAACCAACCTCTCCTGCATCGACAACACTGGCAGCACTAGCACAGGCAACTCCAAAAACGCGATTCTCGCGCCAACGGCGACCCCTGTGACTTCGATTCTGCCGTTGCGTTGTGTCGGGGTGGTCCCGGAGACTTCAGTCTCCAGCACGGCAACAGGTTCGTCTTCAAGCACGACCATCACCCTCACGGGTTCGGGTCTTGCTTCGGCTATCCCTGTAGGAACCAGTGTGGCTTACTATGCCAGCAATGGTCAGGTGATTGAGACGGGTTCGTTCGTAACGGCTGCTGCCGCTGCGGGTGCTACTTCGGTCACGATCAACGCGGCCATTGATGTGCCGGGTTCGGTCACGGCTATTCCGGCATCGTCAACGATCATCTTCACGATCTACCGTGAGTTGTTGGTCAAACTTAATGTTCTGACCCACGGCTATTACAGTAGCGTAACCGCTTAATTAGGAGTTCTAAGAAATGGCTATTTCACGCGCACAAATGCTGAAGGAACTCCTGCCGGGGCTTAATGCCCTTTTTGGCTTGGAGTACCAGAAGTACGAAGATGAGCATACGCTCATTTATGAGACCGAGAACTCTGAAAAGGCTTTCGAAGAGGAAGTCAAGTTGTCTGGTTTTGGCACAGCCCCTGTCAAACAGGAAGGTCAAGCCATTGCCTACGACAACGCGCAGGAGGCTTGGACTGCTCGTTACAACCACGAAACGATTGCTATGGGCTTTTCGATCACTGAGGAAGCCATGGAGGACAACCTCTATGACCAACTCTCTGCTCGTTATACCAAAGCACTTGCCCGTGGTATGGCAAATACGAAGCAGGTTAAGGCTGCAGCCCTTTTGAACAACGGCTTCACCACCTTCCAATCGGGAGACGGTGTCACGCTGTTCAACACGGCTCACCCGCTCGTCAACGGTGGCACCAATGCCAATCGTCCGGCGGTCGGCGCAGACCTCAACGAAACCTCGTTGGAAGACGCAATCATCGCGATTGCGAACTATGTGGATGAGCGTGGGCTTCTGATTGCCGCTCGTCCTCGTCGTCTCGTTGTTCCCTCAAACCTGATGTTCGTGGCAGAGCGCCTGATGGAGACCACTCTCCGCACGGCAACCGCTGACAACGACATCAACGCGATCCGAAATATGGGCGCGATTCCGGAGGGTTATTCGGTCAATCACTTCCTGACTGACACGAATGCCTTCTTCCTCATCACGGATGTCCCGAACGGTATGAAGCACTTTGTGCGTACCCCGCTCTCGACTTCCATGGATGGGGATTTCGATACCGGAAACGTGCGGTACAAGGCTCGTGAGCGTTACTCCTTCGGTGTCTCTGACCCGCTTGGAGTTTATGGGTCACCGGGTTCGACCTGATAGCCCACAAGGCAAAGCAAGGGGGGCGAAAGTCCCCCTTTCTTTTCGTATACTTGTGGTGTTTAATCGGATTACCGGGACAATTTAGCCCATCAGACAGACCCGGCTGACGGTATGCAGACTGATGGGCAACTCGCATACGAGGTTTTAACATGGCTCAGACAAAATTTTCAGGCCCAGTAGTTTCAACTAACGGTTTCGTTGGAAACGTATCAGGCACCGTCCTGACTGCCTCTTCCGGCACGATCACTAATCTCCTTTGCACTTCGCTAACGGTGGGTAGCACCAAAATTGGCGTAGTGATCAATGCGGCTTCAGGCACAGTGTCGGCTCAACAGGGCTTCATTCAGGTTCTAGTTGGCGCTACGACTGCTTACATCGCATTGCACAAGAGCGTCACCGTTTAACCCTTAAACGGAGGATTCTCCATGGCAGCACAGTACGATATCTGGGCGGTCAATCCGACCAGCGACGATGATTATTTCCGCGCTTCTGCAACGATTGCATCGTCCGGGAACATCGCTCTTCTTGCAAATGAGGTAGGTCAATATGGGACCGGCTATCAGGTTTCCATCACCTCAAACGGTGCAGACTCTGATAAGACCTTCACCATCACAGGCGTTCAGGTTGGCTCCACCGGATACAGCGGAGTTGCCACAGAAACGGTGACTGGACCCAGCGCAAGCGTGGTTTATTCGACCAATTACTACACCCGCGTCAACAGCATCAGCATCAGTGCAGCCTCCACGGGCGGCATAAAAATTGGCTTCGGTGGGGACTTGGCGTTTCCTCGCACCCGCATCAAGGGTTTGCTTTACATTGCCACTGGCACAGCCGGTTCCATTGTCTTTACCGCAAAGCCCAACAACACCACTTTGCTCAAGGTGTTCACCCCAGCCGACAACACCGCGAACGATGTCATGATTCCTCCCGAAGGGATCTTGACAACCAAAAGTGGCAACAATGATTTTGCGACTTTGACGTTGGAACAAGTTTCTAAAGTTACTGTTCTTTGCGGGTAATTTATGGCTAAAACCCCAGCATGGCAAAGGAAAGAAGGTAAGAACCCTGCTGGTGGTTTAAACGCTAAAGGCAGGGCTTCTTACAATCGGGCTAATCCCGGTAAACCGGGCTTAAAGCCTCCTGCACCTCATCCAAAGACCAAGAAAGATGCGGCAAGACGTAAATCTTTCTGCGCCAGAATGTCTGGTATGCCCGGTCCTATGAAAGATGAGAAAGGACGACCAACGCGAAAAGCGTTGTCCCTGAAAGCATGGAACTGCTGAATCATGGAAATTATGGTTTGGAATGCGTTATTGACATTCTTTGTCGCTGTTTTGGGTTGGGTTGTGAAAGAGAAATTCTCAGAAATTCAGCGACTTGGCATTCTCCTCAATAAGACCCGCGAGGAAGTTGCTAGAGATCATGTTACTCGCTCTGAGGTCAGAGACGATAACAAAGCACTCATAGATCGTTTAGATCGACTGGAACAAAAGATTGATCGAATAGCAACCAACATCTTTTCTGGAGAACGTCATGCCTAAATCCAAAAGCAAAGTAAACGCCTCAGGGAATTACACAAAACCTGAAATGCGTAAACGTCTATTCAACCAGATTAAAAGTTCTGCAGTCCAAGGCACGGCGGCGGGTCAGTGGTCTGCAAGAAAGGCTCAACTCCTTGCAAAAAGATACAAGGAGAAGGGCGGTGGTTACAAATCATAGGAGATCTTAATGAAAGGCAAGACAGAGAAAAAGATGGGTCGTGGTGGAGACACCATGAAAATGGGTCGTGGTGGAGACACTATGAAAATGGGTCGTGGTGGCATGAGCAAGATGGCTCGTGGGAAACCCATAAAGAAAGGTAAGAAGTAATTCTTAAAGTGCCTTTGTATGGCTCGTGGCAACAAAGCGGTAGGTCAGGCTCTTGTAAGAGATTACAAGGATGGTGATGTATGTCCTGTTGCAACCGTTGATATTTCCTTAAATATCAAGAATAGAAACATTGCCATCAAAGAGCGCGGATATGGTCCCATGAATCCCGGTGAATCAAATCCAAAATTTTGGAAAGGCATTGCGGATTTATGGGGCATTTCTATTTCTGAAGCCAAGACTTCCCGATGTGGAAACTGTGCTGCCTTCATTCAAACTCCTAAAATGTTAGCCTGTATTCAAAATCACCTTGGTTTGGATGACGATTACGAATCTGCAGAGGACATGGCAGAGAATCGCTCTAGAACCCTAGAGTCTGCAGATCTTGGATACTGCCAACTTTTTGCTTTCAAATGCGCCGCAGATCGTACCTGTAGAGCATGGTTGTACGGAGGTCCAATCAAGTGACTGATTGGATAAAAGATTGGGTGTACAAACTATCTGAGCCGAATACGGAGACTGGCTTGGCTGAGTGTCCTTTTGCCAAAAAGGCTTGGAGTCAAGGTCAAGTCAAAGTGGTGGAAAGTCAGAATCTCTGGGAGACCGTGCATCGCGAAGTGGATAACTTCGGAGATCACAAAGTAGTTCTTTGTGTTCAAGAGAATCCAGATCAAACGTACCTAGAACTAGATGCTGCTTGTATGGCACTAAATAGGTGGTTCTCTTTTATTGAGAAGGATGTTTGGTTGTTGTCTTATCAAATCGACAAAACCATTGTTTTCATTCAATCGTTGTCGGAACTTAACTCAGCATCTTTTTCCTTAGAGAAATTAGGCTATTACAAAAATTATAGCCCCGAGGATTATTCACGTTTAATTAGTCAAAGAAAA